ATACGACCCGTGCATCTGACGGTACGTTAAAAGCCGCTTCTCCGATTGTACAGTTGTTCGGTGATGGTTCGTGTCAGCTTAACGATGAATCTGAAGGATGCACTGTAACACGCCAGGCTATCGGTGAGTATCTGATTGAAGGGTGTGTGGGGCTGAACGCTGACGCGGCATGGGGTGGGATAGATGGAGGTTTTGACATCCCAACCGATCGCAATAAGCAGCCGCTTATCTGGCTGGATTATGAGGTAAATGCAGACGGATCGGTGCTGGTAAAAACATTCCACCGGGAATACCCTACAGCGCCGTCATTTGCGAGGAACGTATTGAAGGGTGTGGCGGATGGCGAACCTGTCGACATCCCCCGTGACCAGTTCGTAAGTGTTCGCGTGGAAATGCCCGTGGACAGCCTCTGGAACCAGCGACGCAAAGATGCATTAACAGTTACTATTTAAGAGCAAGGTTCCTGAGAAAATCGCAGTCCGCTCTTGCATGCGACGGGCTGCGGTATCCTGAATGGGTGGCTGCGTAGATTTTTTACGAACCTAACTGGCTGAGTTTAGCGGCTTCTTTAACAGCATTGATACATCAAGCCCGATGGGCCGCTTCATCTTTCATATCATGTCAGCTCTGGCTGAAATGGAGAGGGAGTTGATAGTGGAGCGCACTCGGGCTGGGTTGGCCGCAGCCCGTGAGAAAGGGCGAATCGGTGGGAGGCGGCCAAAATTGACACCTGAGCAATGGGCTCAGGCTGGCAGGTTGATCGCAAACGGAGTGGATCGGAAGCAGGTGGCGATTATTTACGACGTTGCGGTGTGCACCTTGTATAAGAAATTTCCGGCGCAGTAGGGGCAGAGGAAAAAATATTGAACATTTAATACAATTTTCGTAATAAAGTATTGAAAGAATGTAATAAAGTTGTTGAAATTTTGGTGAGCGGTTGGGTTGAGCATTGGGGGTATTCATGGCAAAAACAGATTCTATTACACCAGAAGAGTTCAGGGCTATTCACGTTGAATTGTCTAAAATCTCATCAACTTGGGCAGACTTATGGTTAACATTGTTTTCTCTCCGTGCTGAAGGCAGCAGGGTGATTACTATTAGATATTCCGATATCGAAGATGACATGCTGCACTTGGCTGGAACTCCAAAATTTGAGCCACGAACAATTAGATTAAATTTATTGCTTTCTAAGTTAATTGCGTACAGAAAGGATTGCAATCCTTCTGATATTTATGTTTTCCAGAGTAGATCAAATCGAGTTAAAGGGTTAGCTAGGCCTGTGACTGTAATAGCAATGAATAATGCCTTAAAACAAGCATCCAAATATGTAACAAGGAAAAACATCACCATGAAAAGTGCTTTAAGGGTAATCGGAAGGAACTAGTTGGACGGGGGTTCATACACAACATACCCACCTGTGTATGGAAGATTAGGACGATGGTCTATGATCACGTCCTTTATCAAGTCATTATTCTCCCTGATGATTGTCGATTTACTACTCGATTGGATATAAGATATGTACTTGCATAAATCTTGGGAGGGATTTCAAGTAAGTGAAATGAGAACCTGATCAGAATAAATCAAACCGAGCATTGAGTAGAGTAAATAATAAAGCAGCGCATGCAAGATTTAAGAGTATAACAAAACGGGCGGAAACATTCACTGAACAAATCTCCTGATCATGTATTAGACAAAGAATGACTGTAATGTAAAACCAGCTTACACACACCTACTAAAAAAGACAGATAAACCAAGGTGGCATCCGATGAGATAGCTAAGCATTTATGCCTTGGATAGGTCTTACCATCGGAGCATGGAGTTATGCTGGCTTGTTGAGTACTGAGAAATGAAGAGATTAGAGGTTCAGAAGGGGGAGCCAGTTTGTCAAACGAGATAGTTTATTTACTATGCTCAACATATTGAATTGTTTAGCTTTATCATGGTGGTTTAGGGGGCGTTAAAACGAACTTATCACATTGTATTAAAAGTAAACAACTATCTTTCGTTTGATGCCTGAAAGCAGATGGGGATGGTTTTTCACTTTTTCTTCTAAAGGTCCAGAGTACGTTGCCGATAGTGAACATAGCGGCGCAGGAGCCAAATGGTGGAAGCCGTAAACTTAATTTAAGTTCAGTCAAATAGGAATTACTATCATGGCACAAGTCATCAATACCAACAGCCTCTCGCTGATCACCCAGAACAACATCAACAAAAACCAGTCTTCAATGTCTACTGCCATTGAGCGTCTGTCTTCCGGTCTGCGTATCAACAGCGCAAAAGATGACGCTGCTGGCCAGGCGATTGCTAACCGTTTCACCTCTAACATCAAAGGTCTGACTCAGGCTGCCCGTAACGCCAACGACGGTATCTCCGTTGCACAGACTACTGAAGGCGCACTGTCTGAAATCAACAACAACTTACAGCGTATCCGTGAGCTGACTGTTCAGTCTTCTACTGGCACCAACTCCAAGTCTGACCTGGACTCCATCCAGGACGAAATCAAATCCCGTCTGGACGAAATTGACCGCGTATCCGGTCAGACCCAGTTCAACGGCGTGAACGTGCTGGCAAAAGACGGCTCCATGAAAATTCAGGTTGGCGCGAACGATGGCCAGACCATCACTATCGACCTGAAAAAAATTGACTCGTCTACTCTGAACCTGACTGGCTTTAACGTTAATGGTGAAGGTTCAGTAGCTAATAAGGCAGCAACTAAAGCTGATTTGACAGCTGCTCAGCTCACTACAACAGCTGCTGGCGGTCCTATCGCTGCTCCTGCTGCAGATGCTAATGGCGTAACTAAGTATACAGTAAGCGCGGGATTGAACGAATCTACCGTAGCTGACGTGTTTGCTGGCTTAGGTGATACTGCCGTAGTTAATGCTAATATTACCAGTGGTTTCGACGCTGTTACTGGTAATAACTATACGTATCATAAAGATACTAATGATTTTACATTCAATGCTACTATTGCAGCTGGTGACGGAACAACTCCAAGTAATAGCGCCAAGTTACAATCTATCCTGACTCCTAAAGCAGGTGATACCGCTAATCTGAACGTTAAGATTGGTGCAACATCTGTAGATGTTGTTCTGTCAAGCGATGGTAAAATCACTGCGAAAGATGGTTCCAAGCTTTTCATTGGTATTGATGGCAACCTGACTCAGAACAGTGCTGGTGCTGGTATTAAGCCTGCAACTCTTGATGCTCTTACTCAAAACACAACTACTCCTGCGGCGGCAGTTCCAGTCACCATTACGACCGAAGATAAGACTGAAATCAAATTAGCGGGTGCAACTGTTGCTGGTCAGAGTGGTGCAATTGTAGTTACTGGTGCCCGAATCAGCGCTGAAGCTATGCAGTCTGCTACCAAAACGACTGGTTTCACAACTGGCACAACGACAGTAGCAGCTAATACTGGCAAAGTTACAATTGGTGGTAATCAAGCTTACACTCAGACTGACGGTACGTTAGCTGCCAAGAATGAAACTGAGATTTTCCTGCAGAAAGACGGCTCCATTACTAACAATTCCGGTAAGGCTGTATATGTACAGGAAGATGGGAAATTCACCACAGATGCAGCAACTAAAGCAGCAACCACTGCTGACCCACTGAAAGCGCTGGACGATGCAATCAGCTCTATCGACAAATTCCGTTCTTCCCTGGGTGCTGTACAGAACCGTCTGCATTCTGCAGTAACCAACCTGAACAACACCACCACCAACCTGTCTGAAGCGCAGTCCCGTATTCAGGACGCCGACTATGCGACCGAAGTGTCAAATATGTCTAAAGCGCAGATCATCCAGCAGGCCGGTAACTCCGTGTTGGCTAAAGCTAACCAGGTTCCTCAGCAGGTTCTGTCTCTGCTGCAAGGCTAATTCAGCACTACTAAACCGTAAAGCCCTGCACATGCAGGGCTTTTTTATCGAATGAATATAGCTGAACATAGCCGTCATATTCACTCGATAAAAAAGCCGATCATCATTTAAAATTGGCTTTCTCAAATTGAGCGTGTATAGGTTCTATTGTGATTAAGAAACAGGCATTTAAATTTTTGCTTGAGCCGAATAAAACTCATATGAATGACTTTTTGGTTTTCGCAGGTTCCTGTCGATTTGTATACAATAAAGGACTTGCTCTTATTAATGAGAATTATGATTCGGGTAAGAAATTCTTGAATTACAATCAACTAGCATCAGAACTAGTTAATTGGAAAAACGAAGAGTGCCTTGCATGGCTAAAAATGGCTCCATCACAGTGCTTGCAACAATCATTAAGAGATCTGGATAGAGCTTTTAAAAACTTCTTTTCGGGAAAGTCACAATATCCTCGATTCAAAAAGAAAGGCCGTAATGATTCTTTTAGAGTGCCATGCCAAAGAGTCAGACTGGACCAAGAAAAGCATTTAGTATCATTGCCCAAACTAGGGTGGGTTAAGTATCGTAAAAGCCGAGAGATAACAGGAGTATTAAAGAATGTTACTATTTCAAGAAAGCTTGATAAATGGTATATAAGCTTTAATACAGAAGAAGTTGTTCCTGAACCCCTTCATCCATCATTTAGCAAAACCAAAATTTTGCTAAATAATGAATGGCTTATGCAACTCACAGCGTGTGAGAGTCTGGTCGAGCAATTTGCCAACATGGAAGGTAATAAAAAGCTAAGGAACCTGAATAATATACTAGGCAGAAAAGTAAAATACAGCAGTAACTGGCTAAAAACTAAAAAGAAAATTGACGGCGTAAAAGCAAGGTCAAGCAGGCGGAGACTGGATGCCTTACATAAAATAACTACGGCAATATGCAAAAAACACGCTATTGTAGAGTTGGTTAATTTAACGGATTCTTTACCTGATAAAAATAATGGTTCTGTAAGCATGACTTATGAATTTGTTAGACAGTTAATGTATAAGCAAGAATGGTTGGGTGGTAAGGTAATTCGGTTGGGCGATTAGCGTAGTTTATTAATGATTAAATAAGAGTTATATACAGCTGTTTATATGGCCTTAGATAAATTGCTGGCGGCAGGGCATGTCGTGTCAGTTTGTGGAGGGGGGTTATTTCAACTTCCGATGAAGCAAAAATCTCGGTTATTGATACTGAGAATGTCAACGTCTGGTCAATACTTTGGCACACCAGTTTGTGCACCTTTAGTAAATTAGTCATCGAACGCTGCTTAAATATGACTGTGATTATATACAGCGCTTGCTGTGAAAAAAACAGTCTCGAGGCGAGTAGGGTGCAAAATGGTGAAGGATTTTTGTTACCCTTAGTTACAAATAGAAAAACCCCAGCGCATGAAATCTGGGGTTCTTTTAAAGTGCACGTGCATTTCACGTGCATATTTTTGTCTTTTCTCGGTCTGCCTGCTGTCTGGTCAGTGTCCGTAAGTGGCTGTTTTTATTTCCACTGTCCGGTTGCAGTGCTATCAAAAGTGGTGGAGCTGGCGGGAGTTGAACCCGCGTCCGAAATTTCTACATACCATTTATACTATAGTAAAAACAGTAAGTTATCTTTTAAAACAATGCCTTAGTATTATTTTGTATTTGTCCGTTTTACGCGTTTTTAATGCCCTGTCGCCAAATTGCCGCCATCATTTCTTATCTTTGATTGAATCGTATTCAAGAAGGTTGTCCATACACTTCTCTAACCTATAGAAATCAGTCAAAGGATAGAGATTGACAATGTTGTCATCAAAACTTTGCATACCTGATATACGTTCTTTCGTTCTTAAGAATCTTGAGGCAGACTTAACACCATCATCTTCACTTGGTTCAAAGGAGTAATCTAAAGTTTTTAGTACCTGCCATGAAACGGGGGGAGTAAGCTTGAACATTTTTACTAGCTTAGGACAAAAATCTTTTGTTATGGTTTGCTGATATGTAACTTTAGGAGGAAGAACAACGTTAATAGATTTTTCTCCATGGTTTGTTTTAATCATTCTTGTCGATCTGTATGCAATTCCGACAATGTTTGATTTATTTCTGCGGCTAATCCATTGCATCAATAAATTTGGAATTATATATTCCTGAGTGAATGAGGTGCTGCCATTAATCTTTGCAAAACTACAAGCGTAAATGAGTGGCATTAAACAAATGTAAGACATCTTTGTGATATATGACATTTTGTCATTATCAGTCTTACCATAGAAACGTGAGTAGAGAATTTCCGAGGTGAAATCTAATATTTTGGAACTCTCTTCACTGGATATAAAAGAGGATATATATAACTTATCAAAATCAGGTTTATCCATTTCAAGCCAACATACATATAGGGATGAGCCTAAATATAAACAGGGTAGGCCAGCAACCGAGTATCTTTGAGCGTTTACCAGGTGCCTCTTAGAGAATGGTATATGAAAGATTTCATTTCTATTTTTTACTGCTGTATCAGATTTTCTAACCCTGAATAAAGGCCTTGAAGAATTGCAAATATTCTCTAAGGGGATCGATATTTTTTGGATATAGTTAGCTGTGTATCGTTCAGAAAATGTTCTGTCGAAAGTATCATATGAGGATTTGATATCACCTGACAAAAAATATTCCAAAGAACTCACAACGCCAAAGTATATTCTTGTTATTCTATCCAGTTTAGATCTCAATCTCCGAGATAATTCATTGTCATTATCTTCTATATAATCATTTAAGGAATTAAAATAAATTTCACATATATTCTTGAAATCATTTATAATATCTGTCTTAACAGTGAAAGGAAGTTTTAAATCTTCTGTTCTTACAAGACTTTCAAATAAATCATTAAAATCATCATGTATGTATTCGGTTTCCATTTATATTATCCTTTAGAATGATTTAATGAATATAACGGATTTTTCGTAACTGCATCTTCCAAATGATCAGGAGCAAAGTGAGCATAAATCATTGTCATTTTTATATCGGCATGACCCAGAATATCGCGCAATACCAGTATGTTTCCGCCATTCATCATAAAATGGCTGGCGAATGTATGACGCAGCACGTGAGTACATTGGCCTTCAGGCAAGTCGATACCAGCTCTTTTTACTGCGCGCTCAAAAGCTTTTCTGCAGGGCGTGAATAGCTTACCTCTATTTTTGGGCAGCTCGTCATACAGATCCTGAGATATCGGTACGGTTCGGTTTTTCTTACCTTTGGTTTTGGTATAGGTGATCCGGTCTTTAGATAACTGGTGGCCCTGCAGGTTTTCGGCTTCACTCCACCGCGCGCCGGTGGCGAGGCATACCTTTGCGATCATTAACAGGCTGGGGCTTTGAGAATCAGCGCAGGCATCAAGCAGGCGTTTAATTTCGTCTTGGGCAAGAAACGCCAGTTCCCCCTCTGCGATTTTGAATGTTGGTAGACCGGCAAGCGGGTTAGGCGCTGACCAGTGGCCCAGCTTTTTCAGGGTGCCAAAAACGGATGATAAGTTACGCTGTTCCAGGTTTACCGTGCGGGGCTTTACTGGCGACATCAGCGCGCCGTCTTCGTTACGTACTTCACCTTTTAACCGTGCTTCGCGATATTTTGTAAAGTCACCGGCGGTTAACTCAGAGGCGACGGGATCGCCGAGGCCATTGCAGATAATATTCAGTTTCGCCATTAGGCGCTTGGGGTCTGCGAGCGTCTGGCCGTAAAGGGAGTGCCACTGCTCAATCAATTCTGACAAACGCCGCCGATCTTCCTTTTCACCCAGCCACGGCTTTTTGTTCACTTCATCCATGGTGAAGTTTTCGAATGCTACAGCCTCGCCCTTTGTCGCAAATTGCTTTCGCACGCGCTTGCCGTCACGCCCGTTCGGGTAACACTCACACAACCATTTTCCGTTCGGCTGTTTTCTGATGGTCATGGTTAGATGCTCTTAATGACTTTTACTGCGCGGCCTACTACCTCAACATCATCTACGGCGCACTCAAAGGATGCTTCATCCTGATGAACTACAATTTTATTGCCAGGAATGCGAGCAATCTTAACCAAGCTTTTAACGCCGTCGATGTCTACCAGCCAATAACCATTGCTGATTTGTTTCACAGAGGTATCCACAACAAAGCTATCACTAGCTGTTTTTACAAAAAGAGAGTTGGACGATTCACCATCCAGCAGTCTTCTATCGAGAAGGATTTCATCACTCGGATGCAGTTCGCCGTTCTTCAGTTCAGCATGTTTGATACTGGGAGCCACGATTTTAGAAAGTGGTCTTACCGTGACGGAAGTTTCGTTTTTGAGATTCTTTTCTTCGTTCTCACTCGCATACATATCTCCCTGACCGGTAGCCAACCAAAGAAGGGAAATTCCTGTTTCAAGGGCGCATTGAATTACCCATTCGGCGGGGAAACTATCTCTTAAGTATCTGTTAGCCATAGTGCTTTTCGATACGTCCAGATGTTCGCAGAGCTGCTGACGTGAGCTGAAATTGTAGGCCTTAATAAGCCTGTTGATTGCATCACGCCCACCACTATCATTTCCCGCCTTGATTAAACTCATAATCAAACCCCTTGACGCATATAAAAAGTGATCCTAATTTCCGCTCATGGTTTGAAAAGCAAAACCAAACCACATAAAACGATGTGAAACGAAAACAAACTAAGAAATACTGAACTATGAGCACAGATATTTCAATTCGTGTACC